CGCATGCAGCAGTCGTCCGATCCCGGCGAGACTCTGATCGGTTGGTATCGCGAGCTGAAGGTGCGCGCAGAGGTAGGCAACGATCCGAAGGCCTATCGCGAGAAAGTGCGTTCCGAGTTTCTCAAGGATCCCGAATTTCGCAAGGCGGCGATGGAAGCCTGGCGAGGTGAGGCATCTACTCAGGCCAAAGGTCGTCCCAACACGCAATTGCCACCCAGCATGAACGGAATTTCCCGCTCTGCTGCCGCGTTGAGATCGTCGCAGGAGGATTTCTCCGACGACGCGCTCTGGGATAAAACCACGACCTGACCGCATTGCATTTCACGTGAAACGGCGCTCCTTCGGGGGCGTTTTTTATTTGGTGTGAGGCGTCGGGTCTTTTTCAAATTGAAAGGACCGGCCAGATGGCCCTCACCGCAAATCATGTCAACAATGAAGTCATCAAATTCCGCCAACAGGCGGCATTCGACTTCCTGCGCTCCTCCAGGTTCGACCCCTTCATGGGGCCGGATTCGACTTATCCGATCGTGCGGATGAAAGACCTTGCCGCTGACGGCAAGGAAATCAACGTCCCACTCATCACGCAATTGTCCGGTCCGGGTGTCGGCGCCGGCACGCTGCGCGGCGCAGAAGAGCAGATCGACAGCTACGGCTTTCCGATCTGGGCGGACTGGGCCCGCAATGCGGTTGCCAATAACCGCGCCGTCAACAAGGAGAGTTCGTTCTCGGTTCGCTCTGCGGCGCGCTCTCTATTGAGCGGCTGGTCGAAGCGGGTCGTTCGCGACGATCTGGTTGATGCCCTGGCGTCGATCCCGACTTCCGCGGTGCAATCCAACCGCCTGCTGGCTCCCGGCAACCGTGTCAACGGCGTGAAGTGGTCTGCAGCGACGACGGCCCAGAAGAATTCCTGGGTGCAGGCCAATTACGATCGCGTGCTGTTCGGTGCGGTGACGTCGAACTACACGGCTGGAGGCACGTTTGCTTCCGGCATCGGCAACGTCGACACCACGGCAGACAAGATGACCGCGGCTGTTGGTTCGCTGATGAAGATCATCGCCCAGCAGACCGGCGTCACGCTGACGAATCCGGGCGTCTACAACGGTCGCCCGAAGATCTCCCCCTACCAGCTCAAATCGACGGACCAGGAATGGTATGTCTGTTTCCTGGGATCGCGCGCGATGCGCGACCTCAAGGCTGACCCGACCATGTATCAGGCCAATCGTGACGCGCGTGAGCGTGAGGGATCGCCGCCGACTTCCAATAACCCGATCTTCACGGGCGGTGGGCTGATCTTCGATGGCGTCTACTACCTGGAGATCCCGGAAATCACCCAGCGTCTGCTGCTGGTGGCTGCCGGCGCCGGACCGTGCGACGTTGAGCCGGTGTTTCTGTGTGGCCAGGGTGCGCTTGGTTATGCGCTGGGGCAGATGCCGCGCCCGACGCAGCTCGAGGACGGCGACTACGAGTTCATCACCGGCATGGGCATCGAGGCGCAGTATGGTGTGGCCAAGATCGCCAAGGCTCCGATCAGCGTTGCCAATGCCACTGCGGGCGACCTGGTTGATTGGGGCATGGTGACGGGCTTCGTCGCGGCTCCCTGATAGTTTCCCCCAAACTTGATGGGGAGGAGAGATCCTCCCCTGCTTTTTCCGTTCACGCCTTAAACTTCATACTTCGCCACCGTCAGGAGAAATCGCGATGGCATATCGTAAAGACTGGACTCAAGCTCAAATCGGTGGGGCGGGTTTTGCCCGCACCTCGAAAACCCTCGGACGCAGGGTCAACGTCAGCACTACCGACGACGTCAGCGGCAACACGGTGGGCGCGTTCACCGTTCCGCCAGGCTTCACGGTCACGGGCGTTACCGTAGTGTCGTCGGCATTTGCCGCAGGCCTTGCGTTCACCGTCGGTGATGCCGGCAGTGCCAACCGCTACATCACCGCGGGCGCTGCGGCGGCGACCAATACCACGCTGGCGACGACCGGCCTGCTCTACAAGAACCTGACCGAGACTGAAATCATCATCACGATCGGCACGCAGGCGGCAGGCAACGTGGCCGGCACGCTCGACACCTATCTGACCGGCTTCATCGACAACTAAGGAGACCCCAATGGCAAATCGTAAGGATTGGGGTCAGCCCCAGACGGGTGGTCAGGGTTTTGCCCGCACCATGAAGACCGTCGGTCGCAGGGTAACCATCTCGGTTGCCGACAACGTCACGGGGAACACCATCGGGGCGTTTACCGTTCCGCCGGGATTTACCGTGACCGGCATCATCGCAGTGGCGACCGACATCGATACCGGCACGGCAGCGGTGACGCTGAGCGTCGGAGATGCCTCTTCCGGAAACAGGTATCTCAGTGCGTCCACGATCGGCCAGGCCGGAACGTCGACGCAGACGCTGGCCACGACCGGGTTGCTGTTCAAGAACCTGGTCGAGACGGAGATCCTGATCACGGTGACGCTGCAGTCGGCAGCGGCGGCGGCTGGTACGGTTGATTTGTACCTGCAGGGCTTCATCGACAACTGACACTTGAAGGAACCAACTCATACGGCTGTTCGTTGAACAGGCGGGAAGTCGTTTTGGAGGATAAAGGATAATGACGAGCTTTCAGGTGACCTATCACGCGAAAGACGGCAACAAGATCTGCGAATTGGGCGGGTTCAGGTTTGCCGACGGCGAAATGGTCGACGTGACCGACAACGAGGCCAACAAGGCCACGCTGGAGGAGATCAAGAAGAACCCGGCATTCACGACCAAGGAAATCAAGCCCCCGCCAGTTGTCGAGCCGGTCGAGGCCAAGAGCGACAAGGCAAAGATGGCCCATCCGAAGGATGAGCCAAAAAAAAATCAGCACGAACAGGCGTAAGGCCGTCGTCAAACGATCGGCGGCGAAGAAGCCTGCAAGCCGCAGCAAGGCCAGCAAAGCAAAAAGACGCAGGGCTGCATAAGAAATCAAACTCCGTCCCTTCCTGGACGGAGTTTTTGTTTGAGAAGGTGAGAAATGGCCAAGGTATCGGTGATTTATCGCGCCCCTGCGGGCGACAGCAAGGTGACGGAGTGGGGTGACTACACGTTTTTTGACGGCATTGCGGTCGAGGTCGAAGACACTCCCGAAAACGAGCACATGATCAGGAAGATCTCGCGCAATCCTGTTTTTGAAGTTTCGGAGATGGCGATCGCGAACCCTCCGAAGCCAAAGCCTGAGCCGGTTCGGGAGCCTGCGCCAGAGCCTGAGGATGCGCCGGAGCCGGAAGACGCGCCGAAACCTGAGCCGGAGCCTCCTGCGGCCAGATTCGACGACTACGTTCCGGTCGAAGTCAAGCGCAAGCGTGGCCGGCCCAAGAAGAGCGTCGAGCAGTATGGTAGCGCGGCGGAATAGACGATGAGCAAAACCCGCGCTGAAATCCAGTTCAAGGTCTTGATGATCATCACGGGCGGCGACGTCGGCAGCGTGCCGGCGGCGGAAGATGCTGCCAACATCGATGGCTACATCGACAGCGTGATCGCAGAGCTGGAAGGGGATGCGGTCTACATTGCTAATCCGGATACGCTGGAGGACAAGCTGTTCCTGTCGTTCTGCAAGCTGGTGGCGGATGCCGCGGCTGAAGAGTACGGGCAGAAGTCGAACCCGCAGATGGCTCAATATTACCGCAACCGGATCCGGAGGCTGTTGGCAGAACAGCCAGGCTATGGCTTCCAGCAGACGAGCTATTTCTGATGCCTGAGCTGTGGGACGGTATTGATCAGGCGCAAGCGGCGCCTCCACCGCCGAATATGTGGGGCGGATCGCCTGCTGATGCGATCACGATACGACCTGTCTCGGACGTTCCACAAAAACCGATTCCCACTGGCCTGTGGGATGCAATCAGCAATGTCGGACAGGGCGTAGCGGGAGACATTGGCCGCGGTGCTCGAGGGCTGTGGGATGCCATGAGTATGAGAGACGAGCAGGCGCAGGCGCAAACGCGCGATGCGCTGGCCGGCATCATCAGTTCAATGTGGAACATCCCGGAGAAGGCGATCGGCGCATCCGAAGAAATGCGAACGCAGGGCACCTACAATCCGGCTCCCATGGTCGACGCAGCATTGTTGCCGATGGGAACTGGAGCCATCACGGGATTGCCGCTGAAGGCCGGCGAGGTGGCGCTAGGTGCGGGCGCCGTTCGTGGGACAAGGCCGGCTGCAGAGGCTGTGGCAGAGGCTCGCCCAGCCCTGGGCCACAACATGCCGCCACCGGAATATCCGGCGCCGACAGGCAGCCTCAACCCGCTCGACAACGTGCCGGTGACGTTCCGCGGCAAGGAGCCGAAGGATTTTACGCCGCAGGATTGGCAGGCATTTGGCGAGCATTACGGGGCCGAGAATATCGGTCCGCTGTCGCCGCTGCAGACGTTCAAGGATATGAACGGCAAGGAGTTCCAGATTCCAGGCGGAACGGAAGGAACGTGGACGTATCTGGACGCGCTGCACATGAAGGCGAATCCGATCAACCCGGCCAATGTCGATCGCGAGCTGCATACGGCCATGCAGCAGAAGCTGGGTCGCACCA